ATCTATAAATATGGCCTTACATAAATATCCGTATGGTATCATAACTGCCAAATAAATCATAATTTTCAAGGAGAAAAAAATGGCATTTCAATTGTCTCCAGGCGTATTAGTTTCCGAAGTCGACCTTACTACAGTCGTACCTTCAGTCCTAACTACAGCCGGTGCTTTTGCGGGATCTTTTTCATGGGGTCCAGTAAATAAGCGTATTTTAATTGATAGTGAAATTACACTAGTCAAAAGATTCGGTCAACCAAGTAGCACATCATCTTCAGACTTTTTTACAGCAGCTAGTTTTTTAGCTTATGGAAATAATTTATCTGTAGTTCGTGCGGCCAACACATCATCATTTAATGCTACAGCCAACTCATCTGCAGCTTCTGTGCAAGTTTCTAATGAAGATGTTTTTGAAGCCACTTATCTATATTCAAACAATAACAATAGTTTGGGTGCATTTATTGCTCGATACCCAGGGGCTTTAGGTAATTCATTAAAAGTTTCTGTTTGCGATAATCCAAGTTTTTCTGCTTGGGATTACAAAGCATATTTTAGTACCGCTCCAGGAACATCAGCACAAGCCATTGAAGCTGGTGGTTTAAATGATGAAATTCATATTATTGTTCTTGATGCTGGTGGTTTATTTACTGGTTCAAAAAATGCAGTTTTAGAAACTTTTGCTTTTGTATCTAAAGCTAATGATGCCGTAAATTCTTTAGGCAATTCAAATTACTACAAAAACATTATATTCAAACAATCCAAATATGTTTATGCAACTGATCCAGTAGATTATTCCAGTACAGTTTCAACTTGGGGATTAAATTCTGGAACAACTTTTGCAACACTATCAACAGCAAAAACTGCAACTCTTGTAAATGGTACAAGTGCAGCAGCAACAGATGGTGATTATCAGAGAGCATATTCATTATTTACTAATGGTGATGAAATTGATATTTCTTTGGTTATTACTGGTGCAGCTTCTATTTCAACACAACAATATGCAATTGATAACATTTCATCAGCACGAAAAGATTGTGTAACCTTTATTTCTCCTCCATCTACCGCTGTGGTTAATAATTTAGGCAATGAAACAGTTTCAGTTGTTGCTTGGGCATCAGAGTTAGCTCGTTCAAGTTCTTATGCAGTTGCTGATTCTGGTTGGAAATATATGTTCGACAAATACAACAACATCTACCGTTGGGTACCATTAAACGGTGATATTGCTGGTCTTTGCGTATACACAGATACAGTTCGTGATCCATGGTTCTCACCTGCTGGATTTAACCGTGGTAATTTAAAGAATGTTGTTAAGTTATCTTGGAATCCAAACAAAACACAAAGAGATACAATTTATTCTGCAGGTGTAAATCCTGTTGCAACATTCCCAGGTCAAGGCACCGTTCTTTATGGTGATAAAACACTACAAACTAAGCCTTCTGCATTTGACCGTATCAATGTTCGTAGGTTGTTTATTGTTCTTGAAAAAGCAATTTCTACTGCTTCTAGATATTCATTGTTTGAATTCAATGATGAGTTTTCAAGAGGCCAATTTGTTGCTCTTGTAACACCATTCTTGCGTGATATTCAAGGCCGCCGTGGTATCTATGACTTTAAAGTTGTTTGCGATACTACAAACAATACCGCAGAAGTTGTTGATGCTAATCAGTTTATTGGTGACATCTATATTAAACCTGCTCGTTCCATCAACTTTATCCAGTTGAATTTTGTTGCAGTAAGAACTGGTGTCGATTTCACAGAAGTCGTTGGTAAGTTCTAATAAATAATACAACGATATAGGAGAAAATAATGGCATTCAATGTAGCAGAATTTAGAGCAAATATGATTGGTGACGGTGCCCGTCCCAATCTATTTCAGGTCTCTTTAAACTTTCCAACAGTTGCTGATAATGGTGCAATCTCTGGTCAAAAAGCCACATTTATGGCAAAGACCGCTCAGTTACCAGGATCAACAGTAGGTACCGTTCCAGTTTATTACTTTGGTCGTGAACTAAAGTTTGCTGGTAACAGAACCTTTACTGATTGGACTTTACAAATTATTAATGATGAAGATTTTACAATTCGCAATTCTATGGAATCGTGGATGAACGCAATCAACTCACACTCTAGCAATGTCCGTAATGCTAATGCAAAAGGTCCTTTAGGATATTCAGTTGATGCAGAAGTTACACAATTTGGTAAAACTGGCGATGTATTGAAAACGTATAAGTTTGTTGGATTATTTCCACTTGATTTGGCACCAATTGATTTAGATTGGGGATCAAATGACACTATTGAAGAATACTCAGTAACATTTGCGTATCAATGGTGGGAAGCTATTACGACAAATTAATATATATTATTATAAGAGAGGGTCTACGGACTCTCTCATCATGTTTTTTTGAATTGGAATAACAAATACTATGGCAAATAAATTTTCACTCTTTGGATTTACGATTGCACGGGATAAAAGTCAGGAAGACCAAACCGTACAACAATCCTTTACGCCCCCGTCAAACGATGACGGTGCGCTTACTATTACTTCTGCCGCATATTATGGTACTTATGTTGACCTAGACGGCACGGCCAAAAATGATGTAGAACTCATTTCTCGTTATCGTGAAATGGCAATGCAACCAGAAATTGAATCAGCAATTGATGATATTGTTGGTGAAGCCATTTGCCAAGATGATGATGGTAAAATCATTAAATTGGTACTGGATGATCTAAAGCAACCAGAAAAAATTAAAAATGCCATCTTAGCTGAGTTTGAAACTATATCTCGTTTGCTCAATTATAAGAGTATGGCACAAGATATTTTCCGTAGATACTATGTGGATGGTAGATTATTTTATCACATGATTATTGACCGTGAACATCCAGAACAAGGTATCAAAGAATTAAGATATATCGACCCACGTAAATTGCGTAAGGTTCGTGAAGTTAAGAAGCAAAAAGATGAGCGTACAGGTGTTGATACAGTAAATGTCATCAATGAGTATTACATCTTTAACGATAAAGTCACCACAGGGTCCTCCGCCAATTTTGGACCTATTGGGGTTCGCATTACTACTGATTCTATTGTATCGGTAGTGTCTGGCTTGATGGATTCACGCCGTGCTGTGGTATTATCATACCTACACAAAGCAATCAAACCACTTAATCAGTTAAGAATGATTGAAGATGCAACGGTTATCTATCGTATTAGCCGTGCCCCTGAGCGCCGTATTTTTTACATTGATGTGGGTAATTTGCCAAAACTAAAGGCAGAACAGTATCTCCGTGATATTATGGTCAAATACAAGAACAAACTTGTATATGATTCCGCCACCGGTGAAGTCCGTGATGACCGTAAACACCTTTCAATGTTAGAAGATTTTTGGTTACCTCGCCGTGAAGGTGGAAAAGGTACAGAAATTGCAACATTACCTGGTGGTCAAAACCTAGGTGAGTTAGAAGATGTTAAGTATTTTGAAAAGAAACTATACAAAGCTTTGAATGTTCCAGTTTCACGTTTGAATCCAGAAAGTTCAGGATTCTCTTTAGGTAGAAGCACAGAAATTACCAGAGATGAGGTTAAGTTTTCTAAATTTGTAGACAGATTGCGTAATAAGTTTTCAGATTTGTTTGACCAAGCTCTTCGTGTACAGTGTATTTTTAAAGGTATTTGTACAGCAGAAGATTGGGCAGAATTTAAAGAATACATTCACTACGATTTCATTAAAGACAATAACTTTACTGAACTTAGAGATGCAGAATTGATGAAAGAAAGATTAAGTTTGTTGGGTGCAGTTGACCCATATACTGGTCGTTATTTCTCACAAAAATGGATTCAACAAAATGTATTGCGTTTAACTGACGATGAGATTGAATCAATGCAAAAAGAAATGGAAGATGAGAAAAAAGATGGTTTAGGATTACCAGTTGGTGTAATGAACGATGTGGCACAACAACAAATGATGTCACAGGTACCACAACAACCAGACCATCCAGATGACCAAGAGCACGAACAACAGATGCAAAAGCAACAGTTACAACAAGATACCAAAGCTGCTAACGAATCTACGTTGGTAAAATTAAAACGTATATTATAAATATTTGAGGAGAGAATTATGGATACTAGAAAAATTGTAGATTACGCACAAGATAACAATGGTGTTGAGTTCAGAAATGCACTCTATTCCACCATTCACGATAAAGTGACAGCTCACATTGAAGCTGCAAAACAAGCGGTTGCACAAAACTTAATGCAACCCGAAGAAGATACTGGCGAAGAGGATTCTGTTGAAAACTCTTAAACAATTCATGGCAGAAAACCATAAATTGGAAGAATCCAAAACTATGGATCCTCCTGCCGTTTTGATTATGAAACGTAAATCTGTTAGACAGTTTCCTAATGGTCAGAGAGTGGCATTATATTATGTGGATAAGATTAATAAATATGTAACCGTACCTTACGAATCGATGCAATGGTCATCATCGGTACCATCAGAATTTAAATAGGAATAAAAAATGGCGAATATATTTTCATATCAAGTTTTAAAAGATGATACACAACACGCAGTTATTAAATTAACTGCTGAATTTGATGGTTCTGGCCAAGAAAATAATGTATCTAGAATTTCAGCAAATTCATTATATGGTGCTTTAGATGCAAATAATGTTCCTTTGCGTTCATCTTTAAGTCAAAGCAACACAGCAAAACCATATTACGGATTAACCATCAATAGATTATGGTACGATGTTGATACATCTGTTGGTGATGTTCAATTGTTTTGGAGAAATACTGCAAGCAATGATGCAGGAGATGGAACTCCTATTATATTCATGCAAGGTAATGGTGAATATGATGGCAATGGAAATTGGATTACAATTAAAAACCCAACAGTTACAGCAAATAACAATGGTGATATTGCTGTTAGAACCAGAGGCCAACAAGCCAATGCAAGTTATACTATTATAGTTGAAATACGAAAAGATAACGAACACTACCAGCGTGGTCAATTTAATGATCCGGCTGCATTTAACTACGGAAACTATAGTCTTAAACCGTAATGTTCTCTTTTATTTCAAAACTTCTATCTAATGAACTTGTAGAAGCAAGGAATGAATTAGACAAAAAGATCAAAAATCTGGTTGAAGAAAAAGTCAACCAGATTAAAGTTCGCTTAACGGATGAGTTGTTAGGCGAAGGTAATGTTTTAAAAATGGGTAGAACCAAGCTGATTCGTGTTAGGGTCAGAAAAGGTAAGGTTCAACGCCGTAAAAAGTTTTCGGCTGTAAAAGGTTATACCATTCGTGGTGGTAAGTTAACAAGAATGATGCCTACGGAACTTAGAAATCGCAAGGTGGCATCTAGGCGATCAAAGTTTAAGCGTAGATCCAAGTTAAATGTATCATTAAGAAAAAGAAGAACATCTTTAAGAAAAAGAAGGGCATTAGGATTATGAAGCTCATAAAAGAAATTAACGAAACGGTAAATTATATTACCGAAGATGCTGATGGCAAGAAGGAATTGCACATCGAAGGTCCTTTTTTAGTTGCAGAAAAGAAAAACCGTAACGGCCGTTTGTATGAATTCAATACAATGAAAAAAGAAGTGTATCGTTACACAGAAGATTATATTAATAAAAACCGTGCATTTGGTGAACTTGGTCATCCAGAATCACCATCAATTAATTTGGACCGTGTTGCAATTCTAATCAAATCTTTAAAAGAAGATGGTACGCAATGGATCGGAAAAGCAAAGGTTTTAGATACTCCAATGGGTAATATCGCCAGAAGTCTTATTGAAGGCGGTGCTCAATTAGGTGTATCTTCAAGAGGAATGGGCTCTTTGAAGAATGTCAATGGTGTTAACATTGTTCAGCCCGATTTTTATCTAGCCACAGCGGCAGATATTGTAGCAGACCCTTCCGCACCTGGTGCCTTTGTACAAGGTATCATGGAGGGTAAAGAATGGATGTTAGTCAACGGTGTTTGGACCGAACAGGATCACTCTCAGGCAATTCAAGAAATTCGCCAAGCTTCACGAAAAGAGATTGAGGAAGTAAGTCTACGCATTTTTGAGAACTTCTTCAAAAAACTTTAAATATAAATATATCCAATAAATCAAGGAGATTTTCAAAATGGGAAAATTTAATCTGTCCGAAGCCGCTAAAGAAATTCTTGGTGCCTCTGTTGCATCAAAGAAAAGTGGTCAAGATAAACCAGCAAAACTAAGTGGTGATGTTGCTTACGGCACAAAAGAAGTAGACGTTGGCCATACACCTTTAAAAACAACCGATGCAAATCCTGACTATTGTGACGGCGTACCATCAGCTACTGCTCCTGGCGCAACGCCTCCTGTAGGTTCTGAGCCAATGAAGAAACTCAAAAGCCAACCAGCTCAATCTGGTTCTGTAGAGCAACCCGAAGGCAAAGCCGGCAAACAAATGATGGCTAAAAATCCTGGCGCTACTTTCCAATCTTATGGTGAAGAAACCGAATCTGAAGATGATGTTGTGTCCGAAGAAAAAGAAGAAGGCCACGAAGATGAAAAACAAGATAAAGCAATGATTAAAAAAATGATGAGTAAGGCTAAAATGAAAGAAGATATGGATGCATTACTGTCTGGTGAAAACCTTTCAGAAGAGTTTGTAACCAAAGCTTCTACAATTTTTGAAGCTGCTGTTATTGCTCGTGCAGAAGAAGTTATTGCTGATGTTGAATCTCAACTTACAGAACAGTTTGAAGCTGCTGTTGAGGAAGTTAAAGAAGATTTGGCTGCTAAGGTTGATGACTATCTTAACTACATGGTTGAAGAGTGGATCAAAGACAATGAAATCGCAATCGAAAAAGGTCTCCGTGCAGAAATCGTGGAAGACTTTATTGGTGGTTTGCGTAACTTGTTTGTTGAACATTATATCGACATTCCTGCTGACAAAGTGGACGTTGTTGAAGAGTTGACAAGCAAAGTTGAAGAGCTCGAATCTGCTCTTAATGAACAAATCAACCATGGTGTTGAACTCAGCAAAGAGTTAAACGAACAGAAAAAAATTGAGGCTATCTACACAGCGTGTGAAGGCCTAACGCAGACTCAAGTAGAAAAATTAAAATCACTCGCAGAGGGTGTGGATTTTACTACTGAGGAAGAATTTGTTACCAAACTAAGCACGTTGAAAGAATCATATTTCAAAGCTGATGTTAAAGTTGCGGATAATTCTGCTTTAGATGAAGTATTAGTTGAAGAAGAAAAGAAATCCGTTTCTACAGATCCTTCAATGAACATTTATGCAAATGCAATTTCTCAATCAATGGCCAAATAAGCCATTAATATACAACATAAGGAAAACTAAAAATGTATATGACCGAAGAATTAAGTAAGAAATGGCAACCTGTTCTGGAACATCCAGAACTCGAAGCTATTAAAGACCCATACAAGAAAGCTGTTACAGCTCTTGTTTTGGAAAACCAACAACAAGCTATGGCTCAAGACCGTCAAGCTTTGAACGAAACAGATTACTCTGCTGGTCCAACTAACGTTGGTAGTGGTGTTTCTAATTTTGATCCAATTTTGATTTCCTTGGTACGCCGTTCTTTGCCAAATTTAATCGCTTATGACGTTGCTGGTGTTCAGCCAATGACTGGTCCTACCGGTTTGATTTTTGCAATGCGTGCTCGTTACGCTGACCAATCTGGTACAGAAGCTTTCTTCAACGAAGCAAATACCATTTTCTCTGGTTCTTCTTCTGCTACAAACCCATACGGTTTCCGTGGTACAGTAGATCCAACAAGCGATATTGGTACAAACCCTGTTGCTTCATTGACTGCTAACGCATTTACAACTGGTATTGGCATGACGACTGCTCACGCAGAAACGTTAGGTATCAATAACACAACTGATGTATTTCAGCAAATGGCATTCAGCATTGAGAAAGTTACTGTAACTGCTCAGTCACGTGCTCTGAAAGCCGAGTATTCTTTAGAACTTGCACAAGACTTGAAAGCAATTCATGGTCTTGATGCTGAAACAGAATTGTCAAACATTCTGTCTACAGAAATCCTAGCTGAAATCAACCGTGAAGTTATTCGTACTATCTACATGACTGCCGTTCCTGGTGCTCAGTTTGGTACAACTAACGCTGGTACATTTGACTTAGATACAGACTCTAACGGCCGTTGGTCAGTTGAGCGTTTCAAAGGTCTAATTTTCCAAATTGAACGTGATGCCAACGTGATTGCCAAGCAAACTCGTAGAGGCAAAGGTAATGTTCTGATCGTTTCTTCTGACGTTGCTTCAGCAATGGCAATGGCTGGTGTATTGCAATATACTCCTGCTTTGCAAACTGACCTCCAAGTTGACGATACAGGCAATACATTTGCTGGTTTGTTGCATGGTCGTATCAAGGTTTATATCGACCCGTATTTTGGTGGATACACAAGCAATCAAGAACTCGTTACAATCGGTTACAAAGGTTCTTCACCTTATGACGCTGGTTTGTTCTATTGCCCATACGTTCCGCTACAAATGGTTCGTGCTGTTGACCAGTTTACATTCCAACCTAAGATTGGTTTCAAAACTCGTTACGGTATGGTTGCTAACCCGTTTGCTAAAGGTGATTACACCAATGGCGCTGGTTCTAACCAAATCAACCCACGCAGCAACGTTTACTATCGTATTTTCAAGGTTCAAAACTTGATGTAATAGTAACATTAAATAAATCACCTTAGAGTGATATTTTGAAAGACCACCTTCGGGTGGTCTTTTTTTGGTCTTATAAATACTAATATGAACGCACTAACTAGAACTCCTAAAAATACAAATTTACTGCAACCAACCAAGTACCTATTAACTTTTGATAGAATACCAACGGTTCAGTTTTTTTGTCAATCAGCAAACATACCAGGAATTAACTTGGGTCAAGCTCAATTAAATACTCCAACGTTGGATGTTTTTGCACCAGGTAACAAGATATCATATAACCCATTTAACATTCGTTTTTTGGTGGATGAAACTTTGACGGGCTGGCGTGAATTACACAATTGGTACCGTTCTATTGCCTCACCTGAAAGTTATGATGAAAGAAAAAGGTTATCTGGTTTACAAACAAAATTGCAAACCAAAAGACCATCAGCATATTCAGATGCCACTTTGACCATATTATCTTCTTTGAATAATCCTATTTTACGAGTGCAATTTATTAATATGTTCCCAATTACTCTTTCCGATATCATTTTTGATTCTACACAATCGGCAGATGATGTTATTTCTGCTGATGGTTTATTCATGTTTGATTATTTTAACTTTGTAAATATTACCTAAAAAGTATTGACTTTTAATTTAGTTTGTGTTAACATGTTGAATAGCATGTTAAACTCTTGAAAATATTATGGAAAACTTAGAACAAATCTTAAAGTATTGGGAAACAGATGCAGATATTGACCAGACCGAGCCTGGTAAAGAACTGCTAAAGATTCCTAAACTACACAACAAATATCTCTCTATTCTCACCAAGCATAAAATTGCTTCCAAAAAAGCACACTTTGATTATTTGCGTGGAAGAAAACTAAAGATTGAATACTACTCAGGTAGAATGGGCCAAGAAGAATTACAATCTCATGGATGGGAGCCTTTTGCCTTTGTATTGAAATCGGATATCAATGCCTACTTAGAAGGTGATAATGATTTAATTAAGATGTTAGAAAAAAAAGTATACCACGAAGAATGTGTTTCTGTGGTAGAATCTGTTATGAATGAATTAAAACAAAGAACTTGGCAGCTAAGAGACTTTATTGGATGGGAAAAATTCATCGGAGGACAATAATGAACAAAGACCATATTTCAAGACAAAATACCAAAATGCCTTGGGGTAAATTTAAAGGAATATTTATTAAAGAATTGCCAGATTGGTATATTGAATGGGCTTCAGTAAACTATGACGACAAAGGTATGCGAATTTGGTTTAATGAAGAAATGGAATACAGAAATAATTATAATGGAAAAAATCTCAAACCTAAGTATATCGAAAAAAAATGAAGTATATGCCAAGGTAACTTGTGAACGGCATATACTACAAGAACTATCCGAATATTTTACATTCTTTGTTCCTGGTTATACTTTTGTTCCAGCTTATCGTAATAGAATTTGGGACGGAAAAATTCGTCTCTTAAATTTACAAACACAACAAATCTATCTTGGTTTACTTCCATATATTGAACTGTTCTGTGAAGAACGAGATTATACCATTGAATATGAAAATGGATTGGAACTACAAGATGAGTACTCAGAATATCATGCAAAGAAATTTATCACACAACTTAATCCGCATGCTCGTGGAGAACCAATTGAGGTTAGAGAATACCAAATTGCCGCTTACATTCATGCAATGCAGAAGCGTAGATCATTACTCTTATCTCCAACAGCTTCAGGCAAATCACTCATCATCTACCTTATCTTTAGACAACTCTGGCAGTACCAAGAACTAAAAGGACTTGTAATTGTTCCAACCACTTCTTTGGTGGAACAATTATTTTCTGACTTTGGTGATTACAACAATGATAGTATGGAAGAACACATACACCGTATTTATCAAGGCAAAGATAAAAATACAGATAAACCGTTGACAATATCCACTTGGCAATCTTTATATAAAATGCCAAAAGAATATTTTGAACAGTTTGATTATGTTATTGGTGATGAAGCTCATAATTTTAAGGCACAATCACTTACCACCATTCTTACTTCTTGTGTTAATGCCAAATATCGTATTGGTCTTACAGGTACATTAGATGGTACCAAAACACATAAGCTTGTATTAGAAGGTTTGTTTGGTACCGTTAGAAAGGTAATCTCTACAAAAGAACTGATCGATAAAGGTGAGGTGTCCAATTTTGAAATTAAATGTTTAGTATTAAAACACAATGAAGAAATATCCAAACTGTATAAAGAAAAAACCTATGCAGAAGAAATTCAATATCTAATCAGCAATGAGTCCAGAAATAAATTCGTTAAGAATCTTGCAGTTAGCTTAGGTAAAAATACACTTGTTCTATATCAAATGGTTGACAAACATGGCAAAATACTGTATGATATGATTAAGAATACGAAGTTGTTGGGTGATAGAAAAATATTCTTTGTATACGGTGGTGTTGATGCTGCCGACAGAGAAGAAATTAGAAGAATAATGGAGATTGAACAAAATGCAATTGTTGTGGCTTCTTTTGGTACTTTTAGTACTGGTATTAACATTAGGAATCTCCATAACATTATATTTGCAATGCCAACAAAATCGAGCATTCGAACTTTGCAATCTATTGGACGAGGTCTACGACAAAGTGAAGGCAAAGAAATAGCCACTTTGTATGATATTTCGGATGATATGAGATATAAAAAACATATGAATTACACATTAAAACACTTTGTTGACCGTGTTAAGATATACACGGAAGAGCAGTTTCCTTTTAAGATATATAATATTAATCTTAAAGAATCTAAAAAGGATTAAACACCATGGAAATAAAAATACTCAGATTAAAGAATGGTGAAGATATAGTAGGTAATATATCACTAAACGATAGTGGCATGTATGATATTATTGAACCAATGTCGGTAGGCATTGAGTTTCGAGGTAAAGAAGCTGGACTAATGTTAGAACATTGGTTGCCTATTCAACTTCTTAAAAAAAATCAAACAATGATATCACAAAATGACATTCTTTGTTTTATTGAACCTGCAGATGACTTTTGTGAATATTATGTCAATACTGTGGAAAAAATTCGAGAGTTATTAAAAGCCAAGAATCTTGTGGATGAACTTAGTGATAGTGAATTAGATGATGTTATAGATGCATTTGAGGAATTGAAAGATGATGGATTTACATTACATTAATAACAACATTCTTGAAACCGGGACATAGACGATAATATAGTCTTGTCAAGCGTTTGTCAAGTATAATATGGTAAACATGAAAGAAATAAATGAGTACGACACCTAAAGCACTAAAGAAACCTAAACAGTATGTAAACAATGCAGATTTTTTACAGGCTCTTATTGATTATCAAGATAAGTTGACACTAGCCAAAAAAAATAAAACATCATTGCCTCCTATTCCAAATTACATAGGTGAATGTTTTATGAAAATTGCAGAAGGTCTATCACATAAACCTAATTTTATTAATTACACCTATCGAGATGAAATGATTTCGGATGGTATTGAAAACTGTTTGATGTACTTTGCCAACTTTGATCCCACCAAATCTAAGAATCCGTTTGCATACTTTACTCAAATCATCTATTATGCCTTTTTGCGTAGAATACAAAAAGAAAAAAAACAGACCTATGTGAAATTTAAAGCCACAGAACAAATGGGCATACTTGATGAAATGGAATTAATGGAGTTTGAAGATGGCACCACCAAACAGTTTGAACTCTATGATAACATTGCAGAATTTATTGAAAACTATGAAGTGGCAAGAGATAAGAAAAAAGAGGTAAAGAAGCCTAAAGGTATTGAAAAATTCTTAGGAGAATGATATAATGTACAGAGTATCTTATTATTTAAATGGTTCTTCAACTATTAGTTATAAATTTTTTGAAACTTTATTTGAAGCCACTTTGTTTTGCAATTCACAACCAATTAATTCGGTAACTGAGATTAAACTATATGAAAATAGCAGTAATAACAGATCAGCACTTCGGAGCTAGAAACGATTCACCCCATTTTTTGGATTACTATGAGAAGTTTTATAAAGATACATTCTTTCCTACTCTTGACAGTAATGGTATTGATACTGTTCTCATACTTGGGGACACTTTTGACCGCCGTAAGTATGTAAACTTTTACTCCTTGAAACGAACCAAGGAGATGTTCTTTGATGAGTTAGCCAAACGGAACATTCAAGTCCATATGTTGGCAGGTAACCATGATACCTATTTCAAAAATACCAATGAAGTTAATTCGGTTCGTTTACTATTAAAAGAGTACAACAACATTTCCGTAATCGATGAACCAACCACGATTAATATAAATGACACAGCCATTTGCATGATGCCGTGGATTTGTGCTGAAAACTACAACGATTCAATTCAAACAATTAAAGAAACCGATGCTAACATTTGTATGGGACACTTTGAAATTGCCGGCTTTGCCATGCATCGTGGTATGCCATCACAAGAAGGATTAGACCGTGGACTATTTAAAAAGTTTGATACTGTTTTTTCAGGTCACTATCACCATCGTTCAAATCAGGATAATATCCGTTATCTTGGTAATCCTTACGAACTCACCTGGCAGGATTATAATGATCCGAGGGGCTTTCATTTGTTTGATCTTAATTCTCTTGATTTGGAATTTATTGAGAACCCCAACGTAATGTTTCATCGGATAACATATGATGATAAAGAAACCACCATCTCAGAGATGTTAGCCAAAGAATTAGACAAGTATACCGGAACATATGTAAAGGTTGTGGTAGTCAACAAAACCAATCCACACTTATTTGACCGATTTATGGATAAGCTATACAAGGTTAATCCAATCGATATTACCATTGCGGAAGATTTTGCTGACTTGACAGAAGGTGTGGATGATGATATGATTAATGAAGCTGAAGATACTATCACGATTATTAACAAGTTTGTAGATGGTATTAAAGAAGAACATATTGATAATGATAAACTCAAAACGGTATTAAAAGAACTGTATGTTGAGGCATTGAATCAGGAGCAAGCGTGATTATATTATGATAATATTTTCAAAGGTCCGATGGAAGAATTTTTTATCAACAGGTAATACCTTTACAGAAATCAACTTTCAGAAGTCACCCAATACACTAATCATTGGTCATAACGGTGCAGGCAAGTCCACAATTCTAGATGCCTTATGTTTTGGTCTTTTTGGTAAACCATTTCGTAAGATAAACAAACCACAATTATTAAACTCTATCAACCAACAAGCTTGTGTTGTAGAGATTGAATTTGCCATTGGTAAAAAAGAATATAAAGTCATTCGTGGTATTAAACCGAATGTCTTTGAAGTATATCTTGGTGACAAACTACTTGACCAAGATGCCAAAGCAAAAGATTATCAAGAGTTCTTAGAAAAGTTCATTCTCAAAATAAATTTTAAATCCTTTACTCAAGTTGTTATATTAGGTTCTGCATCGTTTGTTCCATTTATGCAATTAACTCCTGCGGATCGTAGGGCAATTATTGAGGACTTATTAGATATTAATATCTTCTCCTCAATGAATGGTGTTGTTAAAGAGAAGATGGCTGAAATTAAAGACCTTTCGGTTAAAAGCAAACACGAAATGGACTTGACATCCGAAAGAATTAATTTCCAAAAACAGAGTATTGAGGACCACAAGAATAGAAGTGATGAAGAGATTGGTAAAAAACGAAAAGAAATATCTGATAGTGTAGACCAAATATTTACACTCAAACGAGATGTGGATTTAATTCAAAAACATATTGATGTACTACAAAGAAAGATTGAAGATAAACTTTCTGTGGAAAAGAAAAGTAAGAAGTTGTTACAGTTAGAATCAAAGATTGAAACCAATATTAAGAAAAATGAAAAGGACATTGCTTTCTATGAAGAACACGACAACTGCCCAACCTGCAAACAAACTATTGAAGGAGACTTCAAGTCAGAACAAGTCAGCGAAAGAAAATCCAAAGTCGTTACTCAACGGGAAGGCCTTACGGAAATCGCAGCGGAGATTACTAAAGCAAACCAACGAATAGAAGAAATTAATAATATTAACAAACACATTTCTGGTCATAATAATGAAATTGTTAAACACAATTCTACAATATCCGCAATCAATGCTTTTGTTTCTAAGTTACAAAGAGAAATTGATGAATTGGCAATTAGTAAAGATACCGTTGAAGAAGAGAATCAGAAGTTTAAAGAATTAAAAGAACACCTGTCCGTGTTGGTTACCAAGATGGAAGAACTATCGGTAGAGAAGCAGTATTATGAGTTTGCTGGAAACTTATTAAAAGATACAGGTATTAAAACCAAAATTATTCGTCAGTATTTACCTATTATGAATAAACTCATCAATAAGTATTTGACGGCCATGGATTTCTTTGTTAACTTTAATATTAATGAATCATTTGAAGAAACAATTAAATCAAGGCATCGTGACGAATTCTCTTATGCCAACTTTTCAGAAGGTGAAAAAATGCGTATCGATTTGGCTTTGTTGTTTACATGGCGCCAGATTGCCAAGTTAAAAAATTCTACAAACACCAATCTATTAATTCTAGATGAAGTGTTTGATTCATCACTAGATGGTGTTGGCACAGAAGAATTCTTGAAACTGCTTCATGAGATGGGAACCGATACAAATGTGTTTGTTATTTCACACAAAGGTGACCAGTTATTCGATAAATTTAGGTCGATTATTAAATTTGAAAAACATAATAATTTTAGTAGGATAGCACAATGAGTGAAATTATAACTTTTGATACAACGGATTCATTAAAGAGTCCTACAGTTACCAAACCTGAAGTATTTAATTTGGTACATGAAAGTCATCCAATTCTGAAAGAAGTATTACCAGAATTCGACTTTACAAATCTACCAGTAAATCCTGAACAGTTTGCTTCTACAATGGTAGAAACGTGTAAAATGCATCGTGGTATTGGACTGTCAGCCAATCAATGTGGATTCCCATATCGTATGTTTGTAATGGGTGCGGAAGATAATTATGTGGCATTTTTTAATCCTAGTATTGTATTGAAATCTAAAACAGAAGTTCATATGGTAGAAGGATGTTTATCATTTCCATTTTTAGGATTAAGAATCACCAGACCAGAAGAAGTTGCGGTAACTTATCAAGATTATATGGGTGTTTGGAAAGAAACCACTTTAGTTGGCATGTCTGCTCGATGCTTCCAGCATGAGCTTGACCATTTGAATGGTATCGTGTATACTAGTAAATGTAAACCCATGGCATTGGATCATGGAATGAAGAAACGCAATAAAATATTGAAAAGAATTGGCTTAAAATAATATGGCAACACCAATTGAATATGTAGAAAAGCAATGGAAAGAGTGGTCTGAAAAGAATACCACCTTTGAACATATTGATGAAAACAATATGAAAGAGGTCCTCATCAAGGACTTAACCTATGCTTCTCAAATGGATGTTCGTGAATATACTTTATACCAAAAGTGGTGTGAAGTAAAAGAAAGATATCCTGTGCAAGAAGTATCTACCTTGTTTGGCCAAGAAACACAGATGGTGGATCCTGAACAAAAGAAATTAGTTGATAAAGTAAAATCCAATTTCTGGATGCCAACACAACCTGATGATTATGAGAAGTTGAAACCTATCATGGTTCTTTCAAATGGTCCTGATGCCGAAAGATGGAATGCCATTCGCACATTCTCATCTACAATGAAAAACAATTCTAATATTGGTCGTAATCTATTCTATGTTTTAACTGATGAAGTAACTGGTAAATACCTTGGTGTTATCTGTATCTCCTCAGACTTTCTGGACTTGACTCCGAGAGATAATGCAATCGGATGGTCGAGAGATGTTAAGACACAGCAACACATGATTAATCATACAGCGATTGGTTCCACCATCGTTCCGTTACAACCACTAGGTTTTAATTACATGGGTGGTAAGTTACTGGCATTGATGTGTTTATCAGATACCGTTCAAGCGGATTGGAAAAGACAATATGGAGACACTCTTGTTGGCGTTACTACAACGTCACTATACGGAAAAACAAAAACCGGAGGCCTTTCGCAGTATGATGGTCTTGACCATTGGAATCCTATGGGCTTTTCTTCTGGTTCTGTGGCTTTCGAACCAAGTAGATCAACTAAAAAATTAGTATTTGATTGGATTAAAGAGAACCATACTCGTAAATATTTTGAATGGTGGGAAGCCAAAAACACACAAGGACTTCCACTTAAGCGTGATCACAAGAATCGTTCATTAAACTTTGCCTATTCTAAACTTGGTATACCAAAAGAATTGATTCGTACCGAACATCAACGTGGTATCTATTTTAGTCCACTCTATAATAATACCAATGAATTTCTCCGTAAGGAGATTACTGATGAATCTTTGGTAAAATCATTTGATACCAGTGTAGAAACATTGGCAAATATATGGAAAACAAAATATGCCAAAGGCCGAATTCGACAATTACAAAAAAAGAATACGGTATCCTACGAAACTCTTTTCTATGACGATTTGATTTACCTGTCATGGGAAGATACGAAAGCGAAATATTTACCACAAGTTGGTCGATAAACGCTTGACAAATCACATACATAAATGATATGATGTGAATACTTGCTTAAGGCAAGGATTTTTTAACTTTACTATGGAGTATTACAATGAGCAATTTATCTGCTAAACAAAAGATGTTGAATGCCTTACAACAAACTGAAGGTTACAACACTTTCACCGTCAAACAAGCACAACGCCGTTTTGGCATCACCAATGTATCAGCTCGTATCGATGAGTTGCGCCAAGAAGGTCATGTAATCTACACAAACAAAAAAGTTGTAGATGGTCAGAAGGTTGCCTTCTATCGCATGGGTAAGCCAACAAAAGCTTTGGTTAAGGCTGCTATCAAATCAGGTTATTCTTTAGCCTAATTTAGCACAGGGAGTTCTCCATAGGAGATACTCCCTTTTTTTATTATTTACGGAGTACAAATGGAAATATCAATTAAAAAAGAAGAATTACAAACCAAAAGTTTATTTGTTGCTACTCCGATGTACGGTGGCCAAAACCACGGACTATACATGAAAGCGTGTTTAGATTTACAAAGCATGTGTATTCAGTATGGCGTACAAATTAAATTCTCATTCTTGTTTAATGAGTCCCTAATTACACGAGCAAGAAATTATCTTGTTGACGAATTCATCCATCGATCTGGATGCACACACATGTTGTTTATAGATTCTGATGTACATTTTAATCCACAAGATGTGATTGCAATGATGGCCCTCGATAAAGATGTTATTGGTGGTCCTTATCCTAAAAAAGCAATCAAATGGAAATCAGTTAAAACTGCCGTACAAAAGAATCCTGATATCGAACCGCAACTACTAGAAAAAGTAGCCGGTGATTTTGTTTTTAATCCTGTTAAAGGTACTGCACAATTCTCCGTAACCGAACCATTATCTGTATTAGAAATTGGTACCGGATTCATGATGATTAAACGTGAAGTATTTGAAAAAATGGAATCAGCTTATCCTGAAATTCGTTATAGACCAGACCATGTGGGTCAGGCAAACTTTGATGGATCTCGTTACATCCATGCTTTCTTTGATACAGTCATCGACACTAAAGGATCAATTACTGGCGGCGGCTCGGATCGTTACCTATCAGAAGATTATATGTTTTGTCAGATGTGGCGTAAGATTGGTGGAGAAATCTTCCTTTGCCCATGGATGAAAACTGCACATATTGGTACGTATCATTTCCATGGAGATATGCCTGCTGTTGCTAATTATGTTGGAGAAATGTAATGTCGTATGAACCCGTTTTTGTTGATAATCTGGATGGTACCTTTGGTGGCCAAATCAATGTTCAAGATAAGCTTGTTGCTGAAGCACCTTATCATCCAGGTTATGAAGATGCGGCAATGGAACCAAAAAAAGAAATTGGTCGTAAATTTGATGGTGGTAAACTAGAATATGGTTTAGTTCCACCACTTGGATTAAAAGCTCTTGTGGAAGTTTTAACTTTTGGTGCTCAAAAGTACGAAAGAGATAACTGGCAAAAAGTATCAGATTCAAAGCGCAGGTATTTTGATGCCATGCAAAGGCATACATGGGCTTGGAAAGAAGGAGAGAAGTTTGATCCTGAATCTGGCTTACATCATTTGGCTCACGCTATGTGTTGCCTAATGTTTTTGTATGAGCATGATGTGAAGTATTCCAAATATGATGGCGAGGATATTGCCAAAGTGATGGTTGATGAGTATAATAGAAGTAAATTACATAATGGAGAAACAAAATGAAGTTATCAAATGAAACATTAACAGTATTAAAGAATTTCTCGGCAATCAACCAAGGAATTCAATTTAAGAAAGGCACCAAACTTACCACAGTATCATCTGGTAAAACTGTTTTAGCTCAAGCAAATTTAAAAGATGATTTTCCACAAGATTTTTGTGTTTATGATTTGAATCAATTTTTATCAGTTAATGCTTTGTTTAAAGATTCTGCTGAACTTGATTTCGATGATGCAAATATTATTTTTAAATCTGGTCGTAGTAAAGTAAAATATCGTATGACCTCAAAAGAAATGATTGTTACACCTCCAGAAAAAGAAATTACTCTACCTTCTATTGATTGTAAATTTACTTTAACTCAAGAAGATTATGATTGGGTAATGAAAACTGCTTCGGTACTATCCTCACCACATATCGGTATTCAGTCCGATGGTGATAATGTAGAAATTGTTACCTTTGATGCTGCTGATAACTCAGCACACACCAACTCAATTAAAGTTGGCACAGGTGATGGTAAAAAATACAATATCGTTTTTAAAACTGAAAATATTAAATTGATTCCTGGAAATTATGAAGTAGAAATTTCATTTAAGGGAATTGGCCATTTCACAAACACTAAGGATGACATCCAATATTGGATCGCATTTGAAGCTAAAGAAACTAAAATCGGAGAATAATATGTTAGTAAATTTCACAGATAAACAAAATGGCAATTCGGTTGCTGTTAACCCTAAATTTGTTGTTCTTGTTTTCACCGCAAAAGATGAAGCAGGTGTTGAAACAACTATCATCAACACAACTACAGGTAATATTCCTGTAGCTGAATCACAAATTGATGTTGTTGGTGTCTTACAAGGACAATTAAGTTAATGCCTACAATTCAAACTTTATTCGGAACATTTGATGATAAACAACTTAAAGAATTGTTAGGTGCCATTACTGAAATTAATGAGCACCAATACAATATTAAAGTTAAACAGAATCAAATTAAAGAGATTGTTGATGTTACATTTGACAACTTAAAGATTCCTAAAAAACTTATTAAGCGTATGGCTAAAGTATATCTAAACCAATCATTACAAGAAGAAGTGGCAGAATTTAAAGAATTTGAAGCATTATTTGAAGGCATTACTGAAGTTAAGTAATCCAACTATGAAGTATTATATTATGGGAGTTTGTGATGGAACATTTACTATGGGTCGAGAAGTATCGGCCAAAAACTATTGAAGATTGTATATTACCAGATGCCATTAAATCTACGTTCCAGGAGTACGTTAACCGAAAAGAAATACCGAATCTATTACTATCTGGTTCGGCAGGGGTCGGAAAAACTACAATTGCTAGAGCATTGTGTAATGAGGTCGGTTGCGATTACATTGTTATTAATGGGTCTGATGAGTCTGGCATTGATGTCCTTCGGACAAAAATTAAAAACTATGCTTCATCAATATCTCTCGCTGGTGGTAGGAAAGTTGTTATCATCGATGAGGCCGATTATCTTAATCCCAATTCAACTCAACCAGCATTACGTGGAGCCATTGAAGAATTCTCTTCAAACTGTTCATTCATTTTTACCTGCAATTTTAAAAATCGTATCATCGATCCAATACACTCTCGTTGTTCTGTGGTCGATTTTAAGATTAACGGTTCTAAGGCAAAAATGGCGGCACAATTTTTTAAAAGAGTTGAATGGATACTTGAACAAGAAAATATCACCTATTCTAAAGATGTCGTGGCAGCAGTTATTACAAAACACTTTCCGGATAATCGTAGAGTTCTTAATGAATTGCAGCGATATTCGGTTTCTGGCACAATTGATGCTGGTATCCTGTCTAATCTTGCTGATATTCAACTTGACACATTAATTTCGGCTTTAAAAAGTAAAGACTTTAGTTCAACTCGTAAATGGGTTACCGCCAATCTGGATAACGATCCAGTCAAAATCTATCGTAAATTATACGATACTCTATATGAGGTATTAAAACCTCAATCCGTTCCACAACTAGTTTTGATTCTTGCTAAGTATCAATATCAGGCAGCTTTCGTGGCCGACCATGAGATTAATATGGTAGCATGTCTAACAGAAATAATGGTGGATTGTGAGTTTAAATAATGCCAGATTTATTCAAAGAAATTCTACCATCTATACTGGAGAAGAAGAAGTCCGTTTTTCAAGATGAATATGAGTATAAGGATTACAAACCTTTTGTTATAAATCGTGCTTTGTCGTATCATATGGATTGTGTTTTATATGCGAATGAAATGAATATACATACGGGGATAGACTCCGATATGCAATATTCATATCTTCTAAATACCATAAGACCAATGAAACGGAAATTTCAACCGTGGCAGAAATCAGAGGTCGACAAAGATATAGAATGTGTGAAGCAATATTTTGGCTATTCCAATGAAAGAGCCAAAGAGGCCTTACGAATTCTAAACGATGAACAACTCGCTGAAATAAAAATAAAAACAGCAAAAGGCGGAGTGACCAAGTAATGATTTCAATTAATGATTTAGTTGAAGTTACATTGAACGATAAAGATGATTTCCTTAAAGTTAGAGAAACACTCACTCGTATCGGCGTAGCTTCTAAAAAAGATAGAATATTGTACCAATCGTGTCATATCTTACATAAACAAGGTAGATATTACATTGTACATTTTAAAGAACTATTTGCTTTGGATGGCAAGCCCACGGATATTAGTGAAAACGATCTATCCCGTAGGAATGCCATTGCCAAGTTACTTAGTGATTGGCAATTGGTAAAATTGGTTAATGTTAAACAAATTGAAGAACCGCCTCCTATCTTCCTATCACAGATTAAGATACTTTCACACAAAGAAAAAGATGAATGGGAATTGATGCCAAAATATAATATTGGTAAAAAACCAGGAGTCTATTGACAAAGTGTTATAAATAATAGTATACTTATGGTGTGGTGCTCATCTGAGGCCACAGTTTTATTGACTAACTCGCTTGAATTTAAGGAGAAACACATGACAAGCACAAATCTATTATTCCCACAATGGGCTTCACTATCCAAATCTTTGGATCCTTTCACAGTTGGTTTTGATGATGTATTAGACCAAATCCGTGATATCTCTGAAACAGTCGCCAAAGCAACACCTGCTTATCCTCCATACAACATTCGTCAAGTAAAAGACAATAAGTATGTCATTGAAATGGCAGTTGCTGGATTTACTAAAACTGATATTGAAGTTACTTTAGATGGTAACAAATTGGTAATCAAAGGTGCTGTAGTTGATAGTTCCGATGATAAAGATAGTTATATCTACAAAGGTATTGCTAACCGTAATTTTAATCGTGTTTTTACTCTTGCCGATAAGGTAGAAATTAAAGATGCTGAAATTGCCAATGGTATGCTCAAAGTATGGTTAGAGAATATAGTAAAGGCACAAGATGCCATCAAAAAGATTGCCATCAAATGAAAACTATCAAAAAATTTATTTTTGCCGTCATTGAAGTTATCCAAAATACTAGGAAACTACAAGCTGAAGAAATGAAAAAGAGGTATTTTCAAAGATGAATAATCTAAACTGGTGGCCTGTATCCGATGAAGAATGGGAACAATTGAACTACCCAAACGGTAGATAATACAGGGGGCTCTTGACAGCCCCCTTCTTTTGAGTTATAATTAAATCATGAAAAACTGGAACAAAACTAAACCCTCTCGACCTGGTTATATTGCCACCACAAGTGGCGGTAAAGCCGTTCTCAAAAAGGTTCGTTCAAAAACGAATCAGGATATCTATTACACCTATTCAAATTGGGCAACAAATGAGATTGATGGAATAACTTTTATTCCTGTGGTCAAAGGTATGCCTACCGGTGAAACACAAACAATTCATTATATGCGAAAAGATAATTTGGAGTTTGTTAAATGAGTAAATTAATTGAATTGCAAACATTAAACAATCCAAAATATTTGTTTAATCCAAAAGATAAATCACACACGAAACTGTTTAAATTTTTTCTGAGTGAACATAAATGGGGCAGACCTTGTCCATTTTTGTTGGAAGAACCATATCTAACAATACCTGATATGTTAAAAGATAAATT